TGGCTTCTTCATGATTGGGCGCCAATAGCGCAACAACTTTTCAAGGTTGCCTCTACGAGGACCATAGCCTCGTGTGCGTGCAGTGACGATTTCTTGTGGGATGATCCCACCGAGAGGGTCAGCCTTCTCAGGCGATTTTGGTTTTACTCCCGCAGGAACTTGTGGGTCTTGTTCCATTCGGTAGCGGTCTTCAAAACGGCGCTCACCGTCAGAGCCACTTGGTTTATCGCCATCAACATTGACGTACACGGTTTGTGGTTTGACTCTTGTTGGTTCACCGAACATGAACTGATCGTCTTCGTAATGGTAAGAAAGACGCATTGTGACTATTTCGCCTGTTTCCCCACGATGGTCAAAAATGACGCTGTTAGGGTCAGACTCTCGGATTCGTACTGACCCACCAAACTTTTTTGCTAAGGCGTATGGAAGGTTTTCTTTGCGTCCCTTGTCGGGCATTGGAGCATTGACGGTGTCATCGTTGCCGTCTTCTTCTGACTCCTTGCGAGGCTTCTCTTCTTCTTCAGGCTTCTGTCTTGCCATACTGCTTGCCAAAATGCGCATCAGCAACGAACGTCCCTGTTCTGTGAGTTTGCCTTTTTCATCACGCATTTGAGCCTTGATGTTTTCGTTGTCGTTTTGCCCCTCAACAGATTTGATTGAGATTGTTCCAGTGAGTTGGTTCGCTCCGTGGAGAACAGGGCTTGCTTCATAGAGTTCAACTTTTTTAAGAACATTGGCTTGACGCTTGGGGTCAAAATCGGCGTCAAGTGTTTTGTAGCCGATAGACCATTCTTGCTCTTCGCCAAAAAAGGCAACATCAGCAAAAGCCTGTTTGCCTCGTTCTGACTTCAGGTTAAATTGAACCTTGGCGTAAAGACCACCAATTCCCGCGGCACGCATTTTCATTGGGAGTCTTGGATCTGACGCCGGCACTTCGTACATGTCAAGAACTTTGCCGATTGGCTCATTCCAGTTGTGACCCCACACAACTCGTGGTTTACGCCTTTTTAGACTTTCGTTGAAAGCACCCGGCACGATAATGTCGCCAACGGAGTCTTTGTTTCCGATGCCAGCAACAAAACATTCAACCACGCCAAGTGCTTCGTCAATGTTGAATTGACCCTGTAGCGCTTTGTATTGCTGTGATTCAGATAATACTGTTGGCATGGTGCTCCAAAAATGTTTGTTTATTAACAATAAACTATTTAGACCACCAAAAAATGAACACTTTCAGTATATTGAGGGTATTTTACTGAAACTAGCCCTCACTGAATCCAAAACGAAGACGGCAACGACAATTGAATGTGAGAGTAGGTGGGGCTACTGGGTCGCCAGGAAAACGCAACACTATTCCGTCGACAACAAACCCGTCACCAAAATTCACTGTCTTGCCTTCAAGAAACTTATGAGCAGCACGAACACGGGAATCTTTTCGGGTTAACCAAGTCTTCGTGAAATCACCAGCACTATCTTTGCCAGCCAAATAGACGCCCCCGTTATACGAAGATTGTGCTTCGTGTTCAGCAATATCTCGTTTGCGCTTAGAAATAAGTTTTAAGAATATTGCAATCAAAGCCAGTCTTAGGAGCGCAGATTTATCTTCTTCGCTTTGCTCCATTAGCGCAACGGCAATAGCGGAAGCAATTTCCTCGGCCGTACTTGTGTTCGCTTGTTGCATTCTTTCTATCTGTTGCTGTGCGAGTTTTTCAACTTCTTGAGGTTCAAGCGCTACCTCTTCGCTAGTTCGTGAAGCAACATATTCTTTTGCGTCTTGATATATGGCGACAATGATTGGCTCCAAATCGTCTGCGAGTTGCTTGTTCCATACCTCAGGATCAAAAACCATATCTACTGTTAAAGCACCACTCGCTAACGCTTTTGCCCCACGTTTGCCAAATGCTTTTTCCATAACGACTCTTTGTTGTCTTTCAAAAAGTCTTTCTAGGGCTCGGTCAATAATTTCCGTCCATCTGTCAGTATCAGTATCTGCTTTTGTTTCAAGTTCGTTGAGAAACTTGAGTTGCATTTCTTCTTGAATTTTTTCAAATTCTGATAGTTGTTGGTCAGGAGTAAGAGCCGCTGTTTCTGCAGATGCTTCCGCTGGTAGGTCTGGTGCGGGCACTGGTGTTGGTGGTGCGGGTTGTGGCATTTCCATAGCGCCTTCTTGTGGAGGAAGACCACCTGGCACGGCGTTTGGATCAACACCTGCCATATCAACTGGCTGTTGCTCTTCGGGCTTAAAAGGTTTCTCCGTGTTGGCAATAGGTGTGAGGTTCGGGTTAGACAGAAGACTGTCAGCGAGTTCCGACTCAACTTTTTTACGACCTGTTGCGCTTCGGTATTCGTTAAGGCTGATTAAACCTTGCTGAAATTCGTCCATCACATAACGTTCACGCTCTTGTTTGGCAAGAATGAGAATTGGAATATCGTCAGTGTCAAAGTCAACATAATATTTATCGTCAAGTTCGTCAAGTGCGCGAGCAATTGTGTGTAGGTGAGGAGCCATTGTTTCCATCCAAAACACTCTTAATTCTTCAGAAGCGTTCGCAAAAGTTCTGCCAGCGGCGTTACCTATGACTGATTCAGGGACACCAAAAGCGGCAAAGATTTCATTCTTCTGTATCTCACGCATCTGCGTATAGGCGGCGTCTCGTGGCGATGCGGAAGTATCCACATAATCAACTCCTGCTTCTGAGGCAATAACAGTCGTTGAACCCGTTTTTGAAAGATTGCCACGAAAACGGTTTTTTAACTCTTGTTTGTCATCGTCTTCCATATCGCCACGAACAACAAGTAACCCGCCAGGTCGTCCGTCATTTAGAAGATAGTTGCGGTTGTAAAGTTTTGACAAAGTTTCTAATTCAATTGCAATACCAGCAGATTCCATTGGAGTCATTGAAAGATATGGATCTAACGGATGTGGTCTACGAATCCAACAAACATCTTCTGGTCTGAGAGTGAACTTTGTACCGTTACGCATATCCACTTCAAAACCTGACACAAATTTTTTCGGGTCAGGAAGCGGAGCAGTAAATTGAGGAGGGAGAAGTTGTAGGGCAATAATTTTGCCGTCACGAGAACGAACCTTCTCGATGAAAACACCTCTTGTGCTCATCAAAAGTTGTGCTGAGATTCTGTACCTAAAAGCAAAAGAATTTTCGCCCTCATTTGATTTTGAGTTAAAAATTTCTAATAGGGATTCGTTGCTTTTTGTTTTTTCCCCACGTTGGTCGTTGCCTTTTCTTAAAATTACAGGGAGTCGTGCTTGGTTTCCTGCGATTGCATCAATGCACCGAAAAACCCAAGTAACTTTTTGCATACCGTCTCGGTACGCACGCTCAATATCCCAACCGTCCTTGTATGGCTTGCCTGCCCGTTGTGTATCAAACGCAATAGGGGCGCCAGGGTTGGACATCGCTTTTTCACTAATGTTCCTGAGATCTTTATTGTTATTGCTGTTCCAAGCCATTATTCAGATCCCAACAGATACCCATAGATTCCGCAAGCAATACCACCAGTAATAAATCCCGCAGGCGGAAATATAAGACCAGCACCTAAAGTAACGCCTACGACGAATAGAAACATCAAACAGTTTGCAAGGTTGCGGCGTGTGGCGAATAACTTAAGTTTGCGATAAATATTCATTGAGACCGTCACCTTAGCAAATGAAAGACCTATTTAATACTACATTATGTATCTACCTATTTTTACGAGGGCTCATGGCTGACTGGGATAAAATTTATGAATACCTTCAACCCAAAGACCCTTTGTTTTGTCCTGAAGATGCATCGTTAACTCAAAAAGTTTTTTTGAGAAGTTACGCACTTGAAGGTCTTTTTGGTGGGGCGGCTGGCGGGGGTAAATCTTCTGCATTACTTATGTCTGCTTTGCAATATGTAGATGTACCTAATTATTCAGCCATCCTGTTCCGTCGCACATATGCGGACTTGGCTTTGCCGGGTGCGCTAATGGATCGTTTCCGTGGCTGGGTTTCGGCATACGAAGATGTCCATTGGAACGCCAATAGTTATGTCGCAACATTCCCATCTGGTGCCCGTGTTTCTTTTGGATATCTAAATAATACAAACGACTACCTGAGATACAAGGGCTCGGAGTTTCAATTTATTGGAATGGACGAGGTGACAGAAATTCGTGAGAATGATTACAGGTATATGTTTTCTCGTTTGCGCCGACCTGCTTCTGGTCCTCTGTCCAAGGTTCCCCTACGGATGCGTTCAGCCTCCAACCCTGCCCCCAACTGGGTCCGGCAGAGATTTATTGTGGAAGGTAAAAATGAGCAGCGATTTTTTGTACCATCATTTTTAACTGATAACCCGGGAATTGATGCTGAGTCATATCGTCAAGCGTTGTCCGTCCTTGACCCTGTTGAGCGCCGAAGGCTTGAATTTGGTGACTGGTGGGCAACCACTCTCGGCACTTTGTTCGACAGAACCGACTTCCCGATTATTGATGGAGTCGATGTTCCAACAATCACTAGCGCTGCTCGTGCCGTAAGGTATTGGGACTTGGCGGCTACAGAACCGCACTCAGGCAATACCGACCCCGACTGGACAGTGGGAACATTGATGCTTTTTGACCAAGGAATTGCCTACATTATGGATGTTCGCAAGATTAGGGCAAAATCAGACAAAGTAGAAACCTTTATTTCTCAGACTGCCCAAGAAGACGGCAAAGCCGTGGCTATTAGAATGGAGCAAGAACCGGGTTCCTCGGGTAAAGCGCTGATTGACCAATATGCAAGATATGTTGTTCCAGGTTGGGATTTGCAGGGGATTCGTTCATCAGGCGACAAAGAGACAAGAGCAAGACCTTTTTCCGCTGCGGTTGCTAACGGCAATGTTCGTCTTGTTAGAGGCAAATGGATTACTGACTGGCTTGACGAAATATCTTCGTTCCCCGAGGCTTGTACCCATGATGACCAAGTTGACTCTGCGGTCGGCGCGTTTACATTTTTAACTGGCTTGGGGTTGCCTCAAAGAAAAAGAGCCACTATCATCGTCTAGGTAAACCTATACCACTATTGCCGAGAGGATTAAACCAATGAATAAAGCGTATAAATCCCCAACCAAAACGCAGTTAAAAACTGCCACTAATCAAAGCAAAGATGTAATTGCTGAATGGGTGAAAAAGTCAAGAAAAAATCTTGAACTAAGCCAAGAGGGTTTAGCAGAAATTGCAGGCATTGATCGCAAGACTATTAACCGAATCGAGAACGGTCACTTTTCTCCAAGCATTGAAACTTTGGTCAGAATTTCTGTTTCACTTAACTCAAAAATCCCTTCACTCGTATGAGCGAATTCCCTTTTAAAAATGTTGACAGGCTTAAGCCTTTCCTTGAATTCCGCAAAGCGCTAATGGCGGTAGAAGAAAGCGCTTTACAAAATTTAGAAACAGACGATGAGCAACTATGGTATGACACCCTTGTCTTGCTTCACTCAATCAAAGGTGATATTGCTTCTATGTTCACGCAATATTCAAATTTGTTTGCAAATAAAATTGAGATTGATGAAGCAACAGCATCTAATGGTCAAAAGATTGAGAAGAAATCGGCGTTTGATCGCAAGGGATGGAAGCACGAAGATCTTGCTTCTGAGGTTTTACGAAGACTCAATGATTTGTCTGTGGATATGGATACGGGCGAAGTTGTCATGTCATCCAACGAAGTTGCCATGAAACTTCTTGATTATGTACAGCCCTCTTATTGGCGCATAAAAGAGTTGTCAAAATTGGGGATTAACGCAGATCAATACTGCGAAGTAGGCGAACTTAAAACAAGCATCATCGTAAGAAAGGAACAATAATGAATAACATCTATTCACAACTCACAGAATCTTTTCCACCCGAAATGGAAAAACGCCTTAACAAGGGTGGCGCAAACTTGGTCTATGTGCCAATTAGTGAAGTTATCAACCGCATGAATAAAGTTCTTGGCGTGGAAAATTGGTCGTTCACCGTCAAGAATTGGCAACAACTTGGAACATCAATCGTTGCTCAAGTTTCTGTCGTTGCAACAATTGAAGGCAATACCGTCACTCGTGATGGCGTTGGTGGACAGAAAATTAAGATGTCTAAAAATGGTGACCCTGTTGATATTGGGGACGAAGTTAAAGGTGCGGTTTCGGACGCCTTGAAAAAAGCGGCTCAAACTCTTGGTATTTGCTTGTATCTTGCCCGTTCAGAAGAGGCAATTGAGATAGAGCAAGCAATGGAAGCCACTGCGGTTGTATCTTTAGCACCTGTTGTCTCTCCCAAATATGTGCAGTTCAAAACATTACTTGAAGCCAAAGATGAAAATAAAGCAAAGATTAAAAGTTTTTGGTCCAACTATGGCAGAGGTCGCCCTGTCCCTAAGCCATCAGAGTTCACCGAAGAAGAACTTGATGTGCTTATCACGGAACTAATTTCTTATCAGTTTGAAGGATCGGTTGTCGTGGAAGCGCCAACACCTAAAAAAACCAAATCTCCCGAGATGCCACCTCTCAAAGATATTGACTAATGTGCTCAATGCTCCTGAATATCTCTCACCAAGTTCAATAAGCACATTTCAACAATGTCCGTATAAGTACAAACTTTCTCGGATTGATGGGCTTAAAGAACCCGCAACAGAGCATACATTGCTCGGCAATTATGTTCATTCCATTTTGGAAGAGTTCTATCGTCTTGATGCATCACAGCGAACAGTCTTAGGTGCTCGGACTTTATTTCGTTCTATTTGGGATAACTATTCTGAAGAAGTTATCAATATTTATCGTGGTAACAAAACTCGTATCAATGAGTTTAGGTTAAGGGCGCGTTACTGCATAGAAAACCTTATGGCGATGGAACCGTCTGACGCAATTGAGTTTGACGGTATTGAGACAGAACTAAATCACTCTGTGCTTGGCGTTCAAATCAAAGGTTTTATTGACAGATGGGTAGTCAAAGAAGGAAAAATAAATATTGGGGATTACAAAACAGGTAAAGTTCCTCAGTTGCGATTCCGAGATGACAAGTTCGACCAACTACTTATTTATGCGGTTATCTTGTCTGAAATTGAAGAGAAGGAGATCGGCACCTTAGAGTTGCTCTACATTAAAGACGGGGTTAAACTAACCAAGGATCCAACTCAAGAAGATATAAATAGAATAAAAACAATGTTAGTGGAAATAAGAAGTGCCATAGACGAACGATGCCAAACGGAAGTTTTTGAAACCAAAGTTGGTGTATTGTGCGGATGGTGTCACTTTAAACCTATATGTCCTGCATGGAGTAAAAAGAAATGAACGATGAAGCATTCTCGCGACTTGTCGCAGAAGAAGTAAAAAACAAAGCAACCGAAGCACAAAAAAAATATTTGGCGATGCCGGAAAACCTTGAAAGATGGCGACGCGCACTTCAATATCTTTCCTCAAATCTTGAGGATCAGATTAAGGAGATTGACCGCCAAGAAAAAATTCGTTCAAGTCAGTATCAAGGCTTGGGGGAAGAGGGAGATCTCTTGCTCGCCGAAACATCAGCAAACTCTGCTATTCGAAGAACAAAGATTGATCGGTTTAGATTTTTCGTCACGGCAAAACTTGATGAAGTGACAAGAATGGCCAAATTATCGTTAGGCGGAAATTCATCTGAGGGCTTTTATCAAAACTGCATCAAAAAATGGTGGTCCCTAATGGAGGAGTTTGAGATGGAGCCAACCAGAATTGATCTTGCGCTTTATGCTTCCCTTGATGGAAAATGGGAATTTGAAGACATAAACAGAGAAGACAATTTTTCAGATTTTGAAGATTAAAAATTGCCACAATGACAAGACAGCGACTTTTTCTTGATACATCCTGCGTGGATGCGGCAAGAGAAAGGTTGCGTCATGTCTACGACACTTTTGACACCGTTTGTTATCAATTCTCTGGAGGCAAAGATAGCACGGCAATTATCTATCTTGCAAAAGAAATTCACGAGGAAAGAAATCTTGGTAAAGTAAAAGTTATCTTTCGTGACGAAGAAATGGTTAGTCCGTCAGTAATCGCCTTTGTTGAAAAAGTCCGACAGTATGACTGGGTTGACATGGAGTGGTATTGCCTTCCATCGGGTCAAGAAATTTGGGTTCTAGGTAGACGAGAGTATGTTTTGTTGTGGTCGCCTCAAAGAAAAGCAGAAGGTCGCCTAGTTAGAGAGATGCCCGAGTGGGCTATTAGGGCAGAACATTTTGGTCTAGATCCGTCTAAGCCCTGTCCAAATCTTGTCGATTACTACACCATGCAAGGCAAAAAAGGTAGAACTGCTTTCGTTATGGGTGTCAGAGCAAACGAGTCAATGGTCAGGTATCGGTCGTGTGTTCAAAAACTTCACGAAAATTATATTGTTTCCCCATTCTTGCTACAAAAATCTATTCCATTAAAATTTGCAAAAGTTATTTACGATTGGACAACTGAAGATGTTCTCAAATTCATTATTGACGAACACAAAGCCGAGTATTGCGAATATTATGACTTGGCTGAATTAACTGGTAGCAACAGTCGTGTAGGGATTCCTTTACATTCGGTTGCTATTCGCAGGATTGGGGATGTCGTTGCTACCGAACCTGAGTTCTATGATCAACTTGTCCGCTGTTTCCCCCAGATAGATGCACAACGCAGATATTGGGCTGATTTCGATATTGAATCATTGATTTCAAATTATGCATCAAAAAGTTGGGAAGGGGTTTCGGAGTGCATTGATGATCACATGCTCACACCGGGTATGCGTTTGGACGCATTAAAATTTGCTTCTGCTTTCCGAAAAAAACGAGCAGTTGACCCATACGGTTTCCCTCTTGAGTATCTTGTTAGAACACTGCTTTTAAATGAGTTCCATCAATCAACACCAACCCCTGTCGGCCCAAAAACTAGAGCACACACGATGAGGCTAAAGGCTATTGAAGCGGGGGATGATTACTAAATGTTTCCAAACAAAATGAAAGCGACGGTCGGCTGTGGAAATATCTCTTGTAGACAATAGACAACTTAAAATTCCCAAATGGGGGGCAAACAGTATTCTGCGTCCTGAAAAGATGCTGCTTAAAACGTCAATGATTGACTACGGATGGATTCAACCAATAGTTGTCAAGAAATCAGATAACACAATTATTGACGGTTATCAAAGATATTTGATTTCTATTGATGAAGAAAAATTCATCAAAAAGTACGGGCGTTTAGTCCCTGTGATTTACAAAGATGTGGATGAAGTTGAGGCAATAATCATGCACATCCGACTAAATCGTGCTCGTGGCATCATCAACGCCTATGCTTTAAGTAGAGCGGTCAAGAGATTAATTGCTTCGGGCAAGTATGACGAAAACGATTTATCTAACTTGTTTTTGATGCATGATGATGAAATTGATTTACTTATGTCTGATGGTCTTCTTAAGAAGAAGAACTGGCAGAAATATGAATATTCACGGGCTTGGGTTCCAATAGAGGTAGCCAAACCAGTTGTTGAACAACCCTTAGACATTGAAAGACCACCCAACAAAGACCGTTAAATATTGTCAATAGTTCATATGTGGTAAAATTCGGGTAGTCCTTTTAGGGAGTACTGATGCCACGACCAAGATCAACGGAAGATGTTGAATTCCGAACAGATGTAGATACTGCAGGCGGTGTTGTCCGTCGTGCTCGGTTTGTTCGTCGCCCTCGTGTCGTGGGTGGTCGTAGGGTTCCTGGTAATGCAAGGTATTACCGTCGTCGCCAAGCAGAGTTGAACGCAGCAAGACGGCAAAGTCGTGGCGCTGTTGCTGGTGCTCGTAATGCTGCTCGTCGTGGGCGTGCCGCCGAAAGAACGGCCAGAGGAGCAGGTCGCGCAGGTCGCAACGCAGGCAATCCAAGAAATGTAACCCCAAGAAGCACACAAGGTTCTCGTCGTCGTGGCGGTGTACGAGGTGCGTTAGCCCGTGTTGCTAGAGGTGTTGCTGACAGGCTCGAAAGACGCCGCACTCGTCGTCGCTGATAATCGGAGGTAACCGATGGCTTTAGTGACGGTATCTGAACTAAAGACTTATATGGATATAAGTTTCTCTAATAGGCAAGAAGACGCCGCCCAATTTGTTATTGATGGTCTTCAAAGCGAGTTAGAAACATATCTGCGTAGACCCATTGAGGTTGCGTCATTCGTTGAAACATACGTTCTTGATTCTGACCATGTTGGTTTGCCAATGGGTTCAAGTCTTTTCAACGATGTTTACAATTCCACCGATGTTGATCCTGTCGGAATTATTACTTACGGCACGCCCCCTCCAACAATTTATTTGAAGAACTCCCCTGTTGTCTCTGTTCAAAGCGTTACCGTCAAAAATCTTTCGGAAGTGCAGCAAACTTTAGGTGAGGCACTAAAGAGGCAAGCAACAGTTAGTTCAGCAACGGTGGCGGGTTCTAATGTTACTTACACTGCGTCTGGTCATGGTATGACTATTGGTCAAACCGTGTCTATCACGGGGATGTCTAGTAGTGCATTAAATTTGACTTCAAAGATTATTACTTCTGTTGCGACTAATACATTTACTGTTGTTCAGAGTGGTCTTACTGCAGGTACCTACGCTCAAGCAGGTACCGCAAATGCATACGGCTACGACTACACAGTTCGTACATATGGCATTGATTATTACCGTGGATACGCCAACGACAATGTGACCGTGACCTACACGGCTGGTTTAGCGGGCGATGGAATCAAAATGTTTAAGTTAATGATTCTTCGTGCCGCGGCTCGTGAAGTACAAAACATGCACGATGATGTTGTGGGTATCAAAGATCTTGGCGCCCGTGAAGTTGCTTTACAGGAAACAGGTTTCTTGGAAAAAGAATTGATGTCTGTGAAACGGTGGCGCAGAAACAGGATTGGTTAAATCGTGCCTGGAAATTTAAGAATCAGAATCAAAGTTGATGCCCGAGCGGCTATAGCAAGAATGAACGCCATGGAGCGCCGTTCTAAAGATTTTCGTCCTGTTTTTCGGTGGGCTAAAAGAGAACTAGAGAAAGCAAACGCGGCAAACTTTGCGCAAAACGGTTTACCAGTTGGTGGATGGTCTCCTCTCAAGCCTAGATACTCGGCATGGAAAGCAACCAAGTTTCCAGGTGCCCCAATCATGGTGGCGTCTGGCAAACTGTTCAGAGAATTGCGATCTTTAAACGGTCCTGCCAACAGCATTAGATTGAAATCAGCAACTTTTGGTACAGATTTAGAGTATGCAAAATTCCATCAATACGGAACGAGTAAGATGCCTAAACGAAAGATTGTTTACGAACCAAAACAATTTGCTGAACGTCTTGCAATATTGGCAGCAGATTATGTTTCAGACGGAAGAACACGATAAATGAGTACACCAGTAACAGACTTGATGCACGGCGCACAGTGGGCTAAGTACTACGTCAACACATATTTGAATAGCGATTTACCAAATAGAATAAATCGTTACCGTTCTGGTTGGAATCTTGACTCAAATGAGTTGCCAACACCTGAATTTTTCTTAACTTACGAACCGATCGCTCTTGACCACTGGCCGAGCATTATTACGGTGTGTCTATCAAGTTCCCCTTTTGAGCGCTTGATGCAAGGTGTTCAGGGCGACCCCCTTTATAGGGTCACCTACAATATGCGAACATATATCTGGACAAAAACTGAGGGTTCAGAAGCCGTCACATTGATGCGAGATAGGTTGACAACGGTTGTTAGGTCGGCTTTGATGGATAAGCCTTGTTTGACACGGTATGACAGTGATTTTGATGCAGAGGTCATGATTGATGAATCTTCTATTACTGAGGAGTTTTCTGATTTAACTCTAATTAAAGGTGACCGAGTATTAGCAGGTGCTTATTTAGGCTACAATTTAATATTGAACGAAGTCATTTATAGAGATCAAATTGCGGCTATAACTGGCTACGAAATACAAAACTACAACATGCGCAATACGGGAGCAACTTACTAATGGAACCAAGTTACGGTAAAGCGGGTTCTAAGGGCACTATCCGTGTCTGGAATAAGACCAATGGGTATCTTGATGTGTCCGAAGAAGGGCATTTGCTTACAGGTCAAACCGCTGCTTGGGTTGAAGAAACCGATGAAATTGTTGCCCTTATTGACGCCGGGCTGTTAGAGGTCTTGGAGGGTCAGTTAAGCAAGGTATCTTCAGCATCATCTGACGAAAATTCAAAAAAAAAGAAGTCTTTACCTACAACAGATCAGCCGCCCCTCAGTTCGGGCACAGAAGATCTAGTTGTTGTGGTTGAGAATATTAAAGATGAAAAAGAAATAGTCCCATCAAATAATGATGTTTCTGTTAAGACTGTTTAAGTAATGTATACTCGTTTTACGGAAATTTCTTCAACTCAAATGGAGGGTGCTAGATGCCCGGCGTAACAATCTCAACAGCAGTTCGTACAGGTGCAACAAATACTGGCACTGCTCCAGCAGCAACATTTTTTCTTTTGGGTACAGCGGAGCGTGGAAAAGGTTCTGTAGCAGTTCCTGTTACTTCGCTTTCAGACTTTGAAACAAAATTTGGTGAGCATGTAACTGGCTCATATTCGTGGTATTCCATGAAAACATTCTTCGAAGAAGGTGGCGTAAGCGCTTACTTTGTTAAAGTTAATGCCGCCGCTGGTGTAGTTGGAACAAAAGCGCTTGTCACGGCAACCTCTGCTGGTCCTGGCATCACTTTCACCGCAGTTAGCAAAGGTGTTTGGGCAAACAGTCTTGCTTTCACAGCAACGAACAACACAACAACATTTGATTTGCTTGTCACCTACAGCGGAACAACCGTTTTCTCGGGAACTGGTTACGCAAGCCTTACAGAGTGCATCACCGCAGTAAACGCAGACACAACCGCCGCCAACTATTTCACAGCCGCACTTACAGCATCAGCAGTTGCTTCACAACTGTTGGTAACCGCTGCTGCTTCATCGCCAGCAAACGGTGCTGACGGATCTGTTGCGAAATCAGATTTCATCAGCGCAATTTCTTTGTTCACCGAAGAACTTGGCGCAGGCGCTGTAGCGGCACCTGGTATCGCTACGGGTGCTTCGGACAGCGCTTTGTATGATGCTCTTCGCACACACGCAGCCGCAAACAATCGCGTTGCGTTGGCAGGTTTTGCTTCGACAAACACTTTGGCGCAGGCTCGTTCTGCTTCAACTGGGTACACGGGAACAACATCGCACGAATTCATGGCTTTCTACCATCCATGGGTCACAATCCCACAGGGTACAGCAACAGTTGAACTGCCACCAGAGGCGTATGTAGCCGCTGTCCGCGCTCGTACACACAACTCAACAGGTCCGTGGAAGGCTTATGCAGGTGTTGCATCAGAGGCAAGGTTTGTCACAGGCATCACGCTTGCGGTTAGCCGTGCGGATGCTGATTTGATGGACGAATCATATGTGAACCCTTTGCGTTTAGTTAACGGACGAGTTCGCATATACGGTGCTCGTTCGCACTCATCAGTTGTTGCTCAATGGCGTTTCATTACCGCTCGAGAAGTAATCAACTATATTTCGGTTCAAGCCAACAATCGCTTGGAAGATCTTGTCTTCTCAACGATTGACGGTCGTTCAACACTGTTCGCAAACATTATCAACGCCATTCAATCGGTTGTAGAACCAATCCGCATTGAAGGTGGTTTCTACGAAGGGTTTGATTCCCTTGGTAAGCGAATTGATTACGGTTACACAATTAAGTGTGACGCTTCATTGAACCCTGTCGCTGACCTTGAAACAGGAACAGTTAAGGCAAGAATCGGTGTTCGTGTTTCCAGTGTCGGAGACAAAATTGAAGTTGATTTAATCAAGTCAAATCTAACAACTGCTTTGGCATAACGGAGGAATAAATGGCTCGTCCAACACTGTTCAAAAATCTTGCTACACAACGCCAAATCGTTGGCAGGATCACGCCTTCAGAAGGCACAACAGGTCTTCCAACATTCCCTGATTATTTCACTCAGGTCGCTGGCGGAGAAATCACTGCTTCGGTAGAAAAGGTTTACCACGGTGGGGACTTGTTCTCTGAGACGCTTTGTGCGCCATCAGAAATTGGTGACATCACCCTGACCGGTTATGTTTCAACAGATACTGCGTTTCTAGGAAAAATCCAAGCATTGCGTCAAGTTGTCGGTCGTGTTCGTTACGACATTGATGTTCATCTTTTTGACTGTGACATTGCTGTTCCTGGCGCCGACCGTCAGTACACAAAGGCTTTGCTTGTCGGTTTGACTGAGCCAGATGGTGATGCGACTTCAGGAACGCCAGCAACTTTTACGCTGACCTTTAGTGTCGCCACTGTTTCTGTAGGGAATACACCTCAATAATAATCCTTTTAGGGGTTACATTTTAACGATGTTGGGCGTGTTAGTGTTTCGCCTATGACCAACATTACATTCAGTTCAGAAGATAGTGAAAGCAAAACATCCAAGACATCTAAAAGTCCTCAGCAAATAGCCGACTCTGATAATGTTTTAGATCAACTTAAAAAGGTAATCAAAGAAAAAGTCCGCCGTGACGATGTGTATATCGCTATTCCTGAACGACCAGGTGTAATGATTCGTGTTTCCCCAAACATCACACAACAACAGTTGAAGACTTGGCGTAGGAACGCTGGCGAGGAACGCAAGGGTGGTATGGATACCTTGAAGTTTTCAACCAACTTGATTGCCGCAACGACCACTGGTATTTTGTTAAACGACGAAATTGCTACTGACGAAAGTGGTGTTGAGGTAACTTTCGCTTCACCAGAAATTATGCAAATGACAGATACCACTCGTCCGCACCCTGATTGCGTTTTGGCTTTTTTTGGGCTAGAACCCCATGTCGAATCTGCAGCAGTTGCAATTATTGAGGCTGCTGGTTACGGGGATCAAGTTGACGCATTGGACCCTACGAAGAGGTCTTCCGAGATTTAACGGACGATTTCCGCATAGTTTTAGCGGCGAGGCTTGGAGACCTCTTCAAAACAGATCCGGTTCGGCTCCTTGACAGTAGTGAAGAAGAATGGATCATACGCCTTGCGTGTGCTAAAGTAATACAGACGGATAGAGAAAAACAGGAAGCGGAAGCACGACGAAACAGTCGTTAATCTGCTGGAGCGCTCATATTCATAACCCTTAACACGGAGATGAATCCATGCCAGCAGAGCGCGTAGTAATTGACATTGAGGTCAATTCTGATATTGCAACGATTGTTGCTACTCGCCGTGCCCTTGAAGATTTAACTGACGCTCAGAGACGGTATAACCGTGAGCGAGACCGAGAACCCCGTGGCGGCGGCGGTGGCGGCGGTAGCGGCGGTAGCGGTGGTGGCGGTGACGACGGCAGGGGACGACGAAGAGGCAGTGGAGGCGGCGGCGGTGGTCGTCGTGGAAAAGGACGCTACGACGGTTTTGGTGGTCAAGTTTTTGACTTCCGTGGCGACATGGGCAAAGGCATCGCAATGTACGGGAAACTTCTTGGAGTAGTTAACAAACTAGCCATGGTTTCTCTCCCATTAATGATGGCAGCCTTAGGCGGAATCGCTTTGGCTTTCCAAATGGGAACATATTTTATAAAAATGTATAAAGCGGCAATGTCGTCTATGGCTAGTGCTGTAGGTGTTGCATATGTTGCTTTAACAACATTGTTGGCTGCGCAAAGAGAATTTTCAGCCGTACAAAACTCCCCCGCCTACGCTAAGGGCGCATTGACTACCAACGACAGGTTTGTCGCTGCTGGTCAAGCGATGTCAATGTTTGTAGGGAATTCACAACTTGCCGTTGTTAGCGCAAAATCGTTACAATCATCATTTTCGACTTTGAGCAAGGTCGAACCTATCACTGGTAAGACAACAGCGGCGTTCACATCGTTAATGGATGTTGTCGCTGGT